ACTTGTAAACAATGTAATGCGAAGACTCAGAGAGAATGAAGTCTCTACTGTAAACGAGAATGCCTATTCAAAACTTATCGGTGAATACGTTAATGATGCTAAGCGTACTGTAGAAGATTCTTGGGATTGGACAGCACTTAGGTCTACAATCACAGTAACTACTTCCGACAGTTCATACAACTATACATTAACTGATTCACAGAATCGTCTAAAAGTATTGAATGTTATTAACCAAACGTCCAATGCCTTTATGAAATATCGTGGTTCTAACTCGATGGACAAGGCTTACTTAGTAGACACTGCTCCTGAAGGTACACCTACTTACTATACATTTAAAGGTGTAGATGCTAGTGGTGACAACAAGGTTGACTTATATCCTAAGCCTGATGGTGTTTACTCTATTGACTTTAACGTAGTTCTAAGGACTGCTGACTTTACTGCTGATGCACAGACACTAGCAATACCACCGTCAGCTGTAATACAATTAGCTACTGCACTGAGTGCTAGGGAGCGTGGGGAAACTGGAGGTACAAGTGCGGCTGAACTGTTTGCATTAGCGGACACAACACTAGCTGACGCTATAGCAATAGATGCGTCATACCACCCAGAAGAAACTATTTGGAATGTTGTATAATGGCTCAACAATTACAGAATATTACAGTAGCCGCCCCTGGATTTTTTGGGTTAAATACTCAAGATTCTCCCATTGGGCTTGACCCATCGTTTGCCTCTATTGCAGACAACTGTGTTATTGATAAGTCTGGTCGTATTGCCGCTAGGAAAGGTTACGATGAAGTGTCAACTAATGGTCCTTCATTATTAGGAACTAGTCGTGGTATTGAAACTGTCTATGAGTACGTAGACCAAAGTGGTAGTAAGTATGTATTGTCAGCAGGGAACAATAAGATATTCTCTGGCACTACTACTTTGACTGATATTACTCCTGTGGGTTATACCCCTACAGGTAATAACTGGAAGATAGTTAACTTAAATGACCATGCTTATTTGTACCAAAGAGGACATGAACCTTTAATCTATACAGACCATGATGGTTCTCCTACACTAGAGGCTCATTCAGACCACAGTCACGCCACTGGTACACCGCCACAGGCTAATGAAGTTTTAGCCGCGTATGGTCGCTTATGGGCGGCTGATGTAACTGGTAATAAACACACTGTATATTGGTCTGACTTACTAAACGGACACCATTGGACGGGAGGTACTTCAGGTTCTTTGGATGTGACTACAGTATTCCCTACTGGTCACGATGAGATAACGGCTCTAGCGGCTCACAATGGCTTTCTAATCATCTTTGGTAGGAAGTCTATACTAGTGTACTCAGGAGCTTCTAGTCCCGCTTCGATGACCCTTGCGGACACTGTAGAGGGCGTTGGTTGTATCGCTAGGGATTCAGTACAGCAAACGGGTACAGACTTATTGTTTTTATCTGACTCAGGTGTACGTAGCTTTGGTAGGACTATACAAGAAAAGTCTATGCCTATGCGTGACATCAGCAAGAATGTACGTAATGATTTACTTAATTTAGTTACACAACAGACTAATCCTATTAAGTCATTGTACAGTGCAGAGGAAGCATTCTACTTGCTGACACTACCTGACAATAACATAGTGTATTGCTTTGACATGAGAGCACCTCTACAGGATGGTTCACACAGAGCAACTACTTGGTCATCCTTAAATCCTTTGTCTTTGGCTAGGTTGGAAGACGGTACTATTTACATAGGGAAAAACTCAGGGATAGTTAAGTACATTGGTAACAAAGATGGTACATCACAGTATCAGATGCGTTACTTTAGTAATCCTTTGGACTTTGGTAATACTTCTAATCTTAAGTTTTTAAAGAAGTTTAACTTAACTATTGTTGGTGGTGAGAATACAGCAACTACATTGAACTGGGCTTATGATTATTCATCGGGTTATTCTAAACAAGCATTTACATTCGGTGAAAGTAATCTAGCACAGTTTGGTATAAGTGAATACAATACAGATGCGGAGTATTCAGCAAGCATCTTAATTAATACACCAAAGGTTAATACTAGTGGTAGCGGTGAGGTTGTCACTATCGGTATCGAAGCACAGATTAATGACGCAACTTTTTCAATTCAAAAAATAGATATACACGCATTATTGGGGAGATTAATATAATGGCTGACGGTTTACTTGGTAACATTTTAACAGGGGGTGCTGAGTACTTTCTTGGCAAGGAAAATATAGAAGGTGCTATGGAGGCAGGTCTCGCAGGGCAACAGGCTTTGGAACAGCTAGGGGAACGTGTTTCTCAAGAGGCTCAGTTCAAACCATTCACTGTGACCACGGGACTAGGGACTACAGCTACTACTCCTGAGGGTAGTATTGACATTGGTTTAGCACCAGAGCAACAGGCTCTACAACAGCAACTAATAGGTCAAGCTACAGGTTTATTTGGTCAAGTAGGTGTCTCCCCCGCTGAAGCCCAAAGTGCGCTGTATGAGCAAATGAGAGCCGTACAACGACCTGAAGAAGAACGTCAACGTCTAGCCTTAGAAGAGCGTTTGTTGTCACAAGGACGCTTAGGTTTACAGTCAGCGGCATACGGTGGTGCTTCGCCAGAGTTGTTAGCACAAGAGACCGCTAGACAAGAGGCTATGGCTAGAGCAAACCTATCGGCTCGTCAGCAAGCTATGGCTGAACAACAGCAAGCACTTACAGCGGCTAGTGGTTTACTAGGCGCAGGTTATACTCCACAGCAACAAGCATTGGAAGCACTTAGAATAGGTACTCCAGTTGCACAGATAGCACAAACAGGACAACTAGCGGGTACTGAGTTATTAGGTAAGGCAGGACTAGCGGGTGTAGAGTCTTACTTACAGGGCACTGAGTTAGCTAATGCTCTTAAGCTACAGCAACAAGAAGGTTTGTTAGGAGCAGTTATGGGTCAACAACCTACGTTACAAGAGCAATTGATAGCTCAGTCTTTAGGTATGACTCCATCTCAAATAGAAGGATTAAGTTCTGGTGGTTTGTTAAGTAGTCTTGGATTTGGCGATGCTCCTACTCCAGATTTGATTGAATCTATTGGTGATTTTTTAGGGTTTGGCGGTAGTGGTGGCTCAAGTAGTACAAGCGGATATACTTCCGTTTCTCCTATACTTTCTCAAATAGGACAGCCAATTCCTGAAGGTATTAATAACTTATCGAACTTATTTCAGTAGGAGAATACAATAATGGCTAAAACAGATATAATGGGATTATTGACAGGTGTTTCAAGTCAAGGTCTTGACCCTATGACTGCACTTACTCCTGCCCAACAACGTATGGAGTTTGGAGCAAGAAGAGCTAAAGGTTTAACTGGTGCTATACGTGGTATGCTCGGTGGTGCTCCTTCGATACAAGAGCAGTTAGTACAGGCGGCAGGTCAGAAGATGCAAGCAGATGAGCAACAAGAACAAAGTAGAATGACAGCTTTTTCTACATTCTTAGCTAATAAATATCCTGACTCTGGTTTAGATAAACTAGCGGCACAGGGTATTGTTACTCCTGATAACTTTAATGATTTTCTAAAAGATAAGCAAGACATAAAGCATTCAAAAGGCAGTACCACGATAGTTAAGGATGAGAATGGGGATTTATTTAAAGCAACAAGTGTTTTCACGGATGATGGCACTACTGATATATCTTATGCCCCTCTTGGTACTACTGCCAGTCCAGAACCAAAAGGAAAAGTAGATATTGTTGGTGGAGAGTTTGGTTTAACCGCTGTGGAAGACCGAGAAAGAGAGATAGGTCTTAAAGGTAAAACAAAAAAAGAGCAAGAGTATCAAAAATTAAGACAAAACACCATTGATATGCTACCTACGTTAAATGCCTCTAGGGCTAATTTAAACAAGGCAACAAAACTTCTAGAGACTGTGCAAACAGGTGGTCCTATCAATTTAGCGGCTACTGGTTTAGAAAAGTTCTTTGGTGTTAAGTCAGCGGACAAAGCAGAACTAGAGATTATATTAGGTCAAGAAATGTATAAGTCTCTCAAACCTTTGTTTGGTGGTGTTATTTCTGAGGGTGAAAGACAAGCTGTTGAAAACATTTATGCAGGTCTTACGAAAGGTAACGTAGCTAACGCAGGTATCTTAAGAAGATTAAAACAAGAACTAGATGATGCTATGCTTAAGAGTGCCTTGTACTTAAATTCTGAAACATCAGAAGATTTTGATAAAGTTCTTAAACAAATGTTTCCTGTTGCTACTAAAGAAGAAGAAGGACAAAAAGCTAAAGTTCGTTTCGAGGATTTAGACTAATGACTCAAAGACAAATAGTAATACTGCCTAATGGTCAAGAGATTGACGCACCTGTTGGTGTGTCTAAAGAAGAAATAAAAGATAAAGCAATTAGAAGTGGTCTAATTAGTGCAGATGAGTTTCAAACACAAGCACCTACTCCCACTGTAGAGCAAGAGGACTTACCTTTCTACAAAGACATATATAACTATGTAAAAGCCAACATGGATTTACCTCTAGGTCTTGCAGGAGCGTTGAAGGGAGCAAAAGTAGGAGGTCGTTTCGGTCCTGCGGGTGCTACTATAGGAGGTATTGGCGGTGGTGCTTTTGGTACGTTTGGTGGTAGTTTAGCCTCTGACGTAATAACTGATAAAGAAGAACTAGACTATAACTCAGCGGTAGATAAGGCTTTAATGTCCATAGGTTTTGACATAGCGACATTAGGTACATGGAAAGCCGTTAAACCCGCCTTCGTTGCCGCGAAGAAAGCCTTAGGTTTTACACCTAAAGAAGTTGCTGAACAAATAACAGCTATACCTAAGCAAGGACTGGAAGCAGGTACTCCTGAATCTCTGCAAGCTACACAACAAATACTTCAGGAAGGTGGAGCAAGTTTAACTAGATTCCAAACAGGACAAGCTAGTGCTTTAGAAGTGTTTGCTGAAAAGTTAGGTGAGGCAGGTCTAGGTTCAGGTAAGATAGCTTTAGAAAATGCTGACAAGGTAAATAAAGCAACTCAGGCGGCTCTCAACGACATTACAGCGGGTTCTGTGATAAGGACTGGTGCTTCCCCTGTAGAATTGGGAGAAGCTGTCTTAGATGTTGTTACAGCGGGTCGTATGGCTCTTAGCGATGCGTATGGTGAAGGCTTGGAGCAACTAGGTAAAGACATAATCAACAAGAAGATAAACACAGGAGGTATAAAGCGACAATTATTGAGGTTTCAGAATCAAAATAAAGTATTGACTGAAGATTTTGTTGAATCTGTAGATGAAGCTACAGGTAAAATTGTAATGAAACCTGTGTCTAAAAAAATATCCAGTTTACATCCAAAGACAGACGATTTCATTAACGAACAACTAGGCGGTGTCTTTGAGTATGGGAATATGTCAGCAAAGGCGTTAATAGACATTGATAAAATGATGACAAGACGTATGAAAGAGTTTGGTGATATTAACTCTAAAAACTATAATGCTACTGTTCATAACGAGCTAGGTGAGCTTCAGAACATGATTAAGGAAGGTATACTGAAAAGCCTAAGCCAAGCTGACGCTAAGGCGGCTGAAAAATACGCTTTACTTAAGAAAGATTACTCTGAGGGCATGAAAGGTTTACTTCCTAAAATAAATAAAAATGTAATTAGGAATGCAGAGGATGGTAGTTATGATGCCTTAGGAAAGCTACTGACTACACAAACAAATGTAAGTAAGATACAAAATATGTTAAACAGTGTAGACAATGCTTACAAAGAGTTAGCTAAGACTGAAGGATTACCTGCTGAAATACCTTATGCTAGTGCTAAGGAAGCTAAGAAAGCTATCAGACAGTCATTTATAAAGAACTTAGTACCTAACGTAAACTCTGCTGATTTTGACATAAGTTCCTATGCAGACTTAGCCTCTAGATTCTCTAAACCTGCTGACCAAGCTAGACTTAAGGTAATCATGGGTGAGGATTATGGTAGAGTAAAGCAAATATTTAATGTCATGGCTGAGGCTAGTAAGAAGCCTGAGGGTAGCTTAGGTACTCTATTCTTAAGAAACAAAGAGTATCAGAGTCTTGCAGGAATGGCGGCTGTAGGTACAGCGGGAACGGTAGGAGGTGCGCCTCTAGCAATAGGGACTGCCGCGGCTGTTTTAGGTACTCCAATCTTTCTAGCTAAAGCATCTAGTAATCCTAAAGCTGTTAATCGTCTATTAGCATTTAACAAAGCTAAGTTTAAGTCAGACCAAGCAAGAGAGAAGGCGGCTTTATTTATTGTAAGTGACGTTATGGACGCTCTGAGTGATGAAGAGCAAGCGGAAATACGTAATCAATTTAGATAACAAAAGGGGG